TCTTCTCCCCTGACGTGTGTGACTGAATCAATACCATGTTTTGCCAAACCTTTATAACAACCCTGCTTCACAGAATCTAACCTTACATCATCACCGACCATAATGCCACCTTCCATTACCTTGGGCCACCAATTGTAAACATCCTCTTCAACTGCCTCCATTGTATGATCTCCGTCAATAATGACTGCCGCTACTGAATTATCCTCAAAAGACTTAATAATATCAGGGTTATCTGACCTTGACTGATATGCGATCACTCTTCCGTCGTCCATATATTCTCTTAGATTTTCTTCAAATTGATCGTACATGGATCGTAAATCTACACTTGCGTGTTCCATGCCAGAGCCTAGAAAAGTATCTATAGCGTGAACTTTGACATTGTGTTTACCTGCGTAGTCTAATCCGTCTAGTAGAAATCTTGTAGATCTTCCCGTAAAACAACCAATCTCCACGATCGACTGACCATCGTCCACATATTTTATAATGTTTGCATATGCGTCATGCATATTAAACCAACCCGGTATATCTAAATATTTATACATTTACTTCTTCATACTCCTTCTCTTGTTCATAAAATGTTTCTGCTCTATCTATTTCGTCATAAAAATTAATTTTTTTAGCGTCACAGAAATGTCTTAGATCGCAAATGACATCTGCCACACGATAGTATTCATCTTCACTATCTTTACCTCTAAGTCCTAAAATACTTTTTATTTTTTTTACTCTGTCTTTGTTGTTCATTTTTTAATTTCCCTTCTTTATACGAGTGGTAATTGCAGGGTGTTTATGCCCTTCAAAATCCACGTTTAAAACATTTGAATCATGTCTTACACACCATGCTTGAAATCCGTGAACTGTCCAACCGATTTCAAGTCTGGCATTTTCTCTTGGTGAAACTCCTTGAGGTAGTTCGTCCATGCATTGTTTACAATGTAGAAACATTTGTATTTGATTTTTTTCATCAATCATTTAAAACCTCACGTCCTTAATTTTTTTCCACCATTCGAACTCAATCAATGGCACTTTCGTCCAACCGTGTTTTTCTTTTAACAGTTTTATTATGTGATCGTAGTTGTATGTCATACTTTAACCTCCTTACATTGTATGTTTAAAAACTCTGCTATGTCTGAAAACTCATACTCCAGCTGCTCGACTCTTCTTTCACATACTTGTTGACTCTTCACTTCCTCTTGTGAAAAAACACACTCAGTTATCCCTTCATTGGGTAAACAAAGTTGTAACAATATAATTACTTTCTCCATTATTCTTCTCTCTCCTTTTTAACTACTGTTCTTTCTATATACTTTAATCCAGGCAACACAGTCCCTTCGTGTTCGATACCCATTCTCTCAACTATATCTACTAGAGTATGTATAGTCAAAGGGTAGGGGAGCCTGGCTACAAAAGAATCGTCTTTGACAACTCTCTTTTTTTTAGGCTTTTTAAATTGTATTATCTTTTCACTCATGTTTTACAATCGAGTCTATTTCTTCTTCACTCGCCTCATCTCTTTTGTCTAAAACATACTTGTCGTTGTATGGTTGACCGGGATCTTCGACCTTTGGTAAATCTAAAAATAATTCTGCATGAGTTACATCAGGGTTTTCATCCTGAGACGTAACCTCTATTTCTAGATGCCCATGCTCTTGAATGTATCTTTGAATATAGGGTAGAATATTTTTCTTATCCCCAATAAAAGTTTTTGAAAAGCTCATGCCACTTTTATTACGAGGATCTATCTTTACTGTGATATCCATCGTCCTCCATTACCTCTAATTCTGATTTCCTGAACTCCAATGTGCCTTCGTCATAATCCTCAATCCACATTTCTGCGTCATCATCTTTAATAACAACTTTGCTTCCGTAATCTCTTACAATTACTCCTGTTATATCTTGGTCTATAACTTTTACTCTGTCATTAATTTTCATCTTCTTCCTCCATTTTTTCTGGAACTTTGATTGTTCGTCTCCCAAGTTCCTTTATAATATGTTTCTCTATCTCTTTCAGCTGCTCTACTGACATTTCGTCTAGAGAGTTTTTAGTTGCTTGTACTAATCTATTTACGTGTTGTTCTTCCATAATAAACCTCTTTCTGTATGTTATATATAATAATATAGAGATTTATATAAGAATGTCAATGCCCAAGGTCAACTGATTACTATGAAAAGAAGGAGGAAAGTAAGTATAGGTTCGGAAAGGAGACGAACCACTAACCAATGACCATGGACAAAGAATAAGATACCTTAAAGAAGAATATTTTCAAAATAAAAAAATATTTTTTAAAATATTTCAAATCTCACTCTTTCATTCTTCGACAAGCTATTATCAAAGTATATCAACAATAGTAGACAAATTATTCATTCTTTCAGTCATTCTTCGAAAGAATAACATATTCTTCTGAGGGGGGTCGCAGATCTATTTTGTATATATTTTTTATTTGATTTGGTAAAATTTCTTCTTTATAGAGGATTAATATGAAATTTAGAAGTCCAGGTGACCCCATAGTTTTAACAAAAGAACTTGCAGAAATGCGAGATGAATTAACACCAAAGCAGATAGCTTTTGCAGAGCACCTAGTAGCTCAAGAGAATAGAAAGACTGCAACAGAATGTGCAATCCTAGCAGGATATGCAGAAAACTCTGCAAGAATAACTGCATCAAAACTACAAAGTCCAAAAGAGTTTCCTAAAGTTCACGCCTACATTAGAGCGTTGCAGGAAGATCTCTGGAATAAATACAAGATATCCCCTGCTACACATATGCGTAGACTTCACGAGATCGGACTTCGTGCAGAGAATCCTACACCTAATGACGTCAATGATTTTGAAATGAAACCAGACTTGAAAACTGCTTTGGCAGCAGAGATAAGTAGAGGCAAGGCAGCTGGTTACTATGAGAAAAAAGAGAAACAATCTGGTAAAGGTATTGATAGTCTGTCCTTGGAAGAGGTAGATAACTTGTTGAAACAAATGCGCAAAGAAGTTATCATTGAACACAAGGATATGAGAATTGAACCCAAGACAGTACAAGGCAACGATAAGCCTAAACAAAGCGATAAACAAATTTCTTGAAGAAGGCTACTACGTATTTACTAACGTCTGCGAACAAGGTCCAATTGATATTGTTGTTGTCAATCCTGCAAACGGAAGAGCAAGATACTTTGATGTCAAGACATCGAGAGGAACTAGGATTGTAAATGGCAAAGCAGTCGGAGGTTCTGGCAACAAACTTAAACCACAACAAAAAGAACTTAGAGTCAGACTCGTTGTTGTCGAAGGAGACGAAGTTCGCATTATCGAAACGAGAGAAACAATCAGAAAGAGGCAGAGGAAAGAAAAAAAGTTCTTCTACAAAGCGAGGAAAGGAATCGACTTTTTGGAAGAATGTTAGATCTATAACTCCTAATATTTTTTGGACAAGAATAGAAACATTTGGAACACCCGGTATACCTGATTTACTTGGAGTTTTTGTTGATGATAAATTAAAACGAAACATATCTTTTTGGTGCGAACTCAAGCTAACAAAAGGAAACAAACTAGATCTCTCGCCTTTTCAAATATCATGGAATTTAAAGCGTTATTCTCTTTGCCAAGACAATTTTATTATGGCAAAGGGGGTGGAAGAGAGGGCCATTTTCTTTTATCCAGGTGCGCTTGTGCGTGAGCTTGTGACCGATTACCGAGAGGTTGAACCCTTGTTCGTGGTCCATCAACCATGGACGCATGTGCTTGAGCCTGAGATCAGGCGTGTGCTTGTGCATGTTCCTTAATTAATTTTTTTTATTTTTATTTTTTTGGAAGCCCAGACCGGGGCAGCTGGTCCCCGGTCCGTCATAAATTATTACTTTTGATCCCGTTGCCTGAGCTTGTGCATGTAATCGTTCCACCTGGACTCATCAAAGTTTGGTGCGTGTCGCTTGGCGAAACTTTTGATTAATCCTTCAGTATATTCGACTGACTTGAGCGACCTAGCCACTAGAACTATGTCGGCTAGTTCTTTTAAGTGCTTCTTAGTTATTGTCATAAATTCCCCCTTTTTCTTCCTCTAGAATATCCTCGTCAAAATCTTCCATTAAATATTCTAAGGCTTTTACTCTATACCCTTGTTTAATTCTAAAGACTTTGATTTCCCCTGTGATTTCGTCAAGTAAAGGGTTTCCTTCGTCATCACTTTTATAAAAAGTAATATCGTTAATTAGAACAGTGTTCATTATTCTATCCTTTCTGTGTGCCGAAGGGAACTAGCTCGGCTACTAGCGGTGCGTGGATTGTAGAGCGCCTCCGATACTCTATGGGATTTTATATAGCACGGCAGTCGCATCCAGTCAATAAAAAAATGGTCATATTTTATTACCTGGTGAGCTTGTCACCGAGCTTTGATTCGTCATAAATTATTACTATTTAGCCCAGATCCAGTCAGCTGCCCCGAAGCTGCCTGAGCTTGTGCCTCTGCCTCTGCTTGTGCTTGAGACTGTAACTCTGCTTGTGCTTGAGACTGTGTGCTTGAGACTGCGATTGTGTTTAAAAAAAATTTTCTGGACGCCTGGAGAAATCGAGAAGACAGTAATAATTTATTACTTTTAAAAGATGTAACTGGCTTGTGGCTGGTCATATTTTATTACTTTTCCCCCCGTTTTTATTGGAGTTCTTCCAGCTTTTTTAAAAGCCTTTTATTTTTTTCAATTCTATTTTTGTAATGTTCTATCTTACCTCTAATCTTTTCATTATTAGTTGCATGTCTAATAAAATATTGCCACTGATAAATTTTTCTTAAAATTTCTATTTTATCCATTTTTTACTCCGAATATTTATTAAATTAATTATATAAATATAGGATTTTTTATATATAATACAAGTCAGAATATTCAGAAAGGAAAAAACAATTATGAATATTATAGAAATAAAAAAAAGATTACATATCGACAATACTCTATGTTCAGATGAGATTATCGAATATGTAAATCAAAGACTAGATCGTAGAAATACGCCTAGTTATAAAAAAAGTCTATTTGGAATAATTAATAGACTATTTTGGACTTCGCCTTTTTTAGATTTTCAGGGTTACAAAATTTTTCATTGTCAGTTTCACAATGAAATTGAAGTAGAGGAAAATCCTATTTCTTTAAATGGAAGTGGTTGGATTTGTCAGTTAGCATATCAGCATAATTATTTTACTTGTGATAATTGCGATGAAGTTGAGCATCATGAGTATATGCGTCAAGCTGATGATAGGAACAATCAATATTGTGAAGGTTGTTACGATGATATCACAGAATATTGTGAGGATTGCGATTATAGTTATCATTCTAATCGTGGTTGCCAATGTAATGAAAGATCAAATCTTGACGAACACCATACAAAAAATCCACTTCATTCTTTAGGCAAAGAAACTTCAACAAAATTTGATGGTGTTGAAATTGAAATGCAGTGCTATCAACATCAATCAAGAAATGAAGTTGTTGAAATGTTTAGGGATTGTTTCAATCAAGAACAAACAAATGTTATTTGTAAAAGAGATGGTAGTCTTGATCCTCAAAAAGGTTTTGAGATGTCCACCACTAACTGTTCATTTGATTATCATAAAAATCATTTTTGGAATGATTTCTTTGATTTGAAACCTGCTCGATTTTGCAAGGCTTATGATGGATCGGATTGTGGTATTCACATTCATACAAATAGAAGTTATTTTTCCGAAAATAATTTAAGGGCATTAAACTGTTTTTATAACAATCCAAAAAATAAAAATTTGATTGTTGATATTGCAGGAAGAGATGAAACTGATTACTGTCGATTTATTCCTTCAGTAACATTTGATGATCCGATTTATACTCGAGGAGATGATGAAAATGGCAGGGCTTATAAATATCGTGTTATTAATTATAACAATAAAGATACTGTTGAAGTACGAATATTTAGATCGAATTTAAAACAGTTATCTTTTTTTAGATATTTAGAATTTAATCACACTGTTCAAGAATGGATAAAAGAAACTAATCCAACACGATATGAAAAAATAACTTGGGTTGAATATTTTGATTGGTTATTAAAAAACTTATCAAAGGATTTTTCTAATCTTTTATTTTTTCTATCTAAAAGAAATCATTTTGACCATTTGGAAACAATTGACGAATGGCAAGATATCTACACAAACTACAAAACAGTAATAACTGATTTTGTAAATGCTAATCAAGAATTAATAGAAAGTGAGAGTGAATAAAATGTGTTTAATTATATTAGCAAATGATGTTAAGTCTTTGGATTATAAAGACTTAGAAACTGCATACGATAGAAATAAAAATGGTTTTGGCGTTATGTATTTAGATAAAAAAGAAAATTTTATTTCAGATAAATTTGTTCCAAAAAATTTTACTGAATTAAAAAACTTTTTTAGTACTCATAAACAAAATACAAATAATCCAATGGCTTTGCACTTTAGACTTACCACCGAAGGTAAAACTAATACTAAAAATTGCCACCCATTTATTTCATTTAAAAATGAAAAAAGAACAATTGGATTAATGCATAATGGAGCAAGATTACCTATACCTTTAATCTATCCAAAATGTTCTGATACTTGGCATTACAACGAGCATTATTTAAAACCATTGTTGAAACATAATCCTAATTTAATTTTGAAAAAAGATTTTCAAGATGAGTTGCAGGATCATATTGAACAAGATAAGTTTTTATTTTTAGATAGTATGACAAGAAAGTTTATTATTATTAATGAGAACTTAGGCAATTACAAAGGTGCTAATTGGTTTTCAAATGATTATTGGAATGTAAAAAAGTTTTCATTTGATACACCAAAATTAACTTACAATAAATCTAATGATAATTTTTTTAATTCTTTAGATAATAGTTATAACTATGACATGGAAAGTTATTACAATTTTGTTCCGACTAATGAAGAGTTAATAAAATGGAATGAACAAGATATTTATGACTTTGTTGAATGTTGCGTTTCAACAGGCGACTATTATCCATTGATAGAAATTATCAACGACTATAAAAAATATATTGCTTAGTTAAGCCTGCGTCCCTGCTCCTACTTATTTGGGGCAGTGACGCCACCCCTCAAAAAAATTTCCAAAAATCCTTGTGCATGAAAATTTTTTCAAGGTCGCCTAACCAAAAAAAATTGAAGAA